AACAGTATCGTTCCAGAAGCCGCCGAAACGTTGTCGTAGAACGTGACTGGGTCAGTACCGGCTGAAGACACGGCGACGTACGCACCTTTGATGCGAGCGCGGTAAGTAACCATCGCCGCGTCCGCAGTGGTGTACGCCGCTTTGACGTCGTATTGCATCGTCATGATGCGCTCCTATTAAGCGGCCACGCCGTCAATCACAGCAAAATTGACCACCGGAGCATCGGTTGCAGTACCGCCCGTGGTGAAGAACGTGACGGTAAAACTGCCGGCAGCAACTGCGGTCACGATGAAGTTATACAGGTTCGTTCCAGAAGCCTGATTCAAAATGACCACATCGTTTGCGCCAATGGTGCTGTTGGTCACGGTGAACGATGCAGCAGTAGCAGAACCGGCTGCGCTAAACAGCGTAATGGTGCCGCAACGCTTATTGAGGGTAACGCCCGTCGTGCGACTAATTGTTTGGGTAACTGCCCCACCTGCGCCCGTTGCGTAGCCAACTCCACCCGTGCCGGTCGAAGTGATTGCACCGCTAGCAGTCAGGGAAGAAACAGTGGTTGCCGCACCAAAGGTGGCGTTAACAGTGACCGCGCCCGTGGTGGAACTGATGGAGATGTCTTGAAAACCGTTTTGTGACCGAACTGGTCCGGTGAAGGTCGTATTTGCCATGATGGCTCCTCAATTGCGCTTGCTGTCTATGAGGTCAGTCCGCCAAGCCGGTCAGCAAGCAGTTGGTGATCTTGGGACTGACGATGTTGTATCACGGGGTTTGCGGGGCGTCAACGAGTTTGTTTGACTTCTTGAGATTCTCCGCTTGAGGGATTACCTGTAGATTCCACGACACGTGCAACCCGCAAACCTCTTCGCCTTGAAGCGGAACGATATGGTCTACCGCGTGGCGAATACCTGTGGCACGACTGAGTTCAATCGCAAGCCGGTACTTCAAGCGGATCTCCATGCGTTGTTCCGCAGTCAACCACTTAGGGGTGGCCTGACGAAACCGCCTACGGCGCAGACTGACCATCTCCTTGTACATGTCCGGGTTGGCCTCTTTGTATTTCTGCTTGTAGGCATTCTTTGCCGCGTCCGACCTAGCCTGAGCACGGGCAACCACCGCTTCCCTATTGCGTTCGTAGTACTCGCGCTTGGCTTTCTGCCCCGCTTCGGACTGGTTGTACTGACGGAAATATTCTGCGCGAGTCTGGTTGCCCTTCTCCCACTCCACCTTTAGGCACTCGACGCAGGCCCCCTTGGTCTTGCGCGGGGCGATGTGGCCATGCTTGCATGGCTCCCCGGTGAAGTAGTACTTGGCCCCCGTGGCTTTGGCTTCGGCACGGGTCTTGGGCAGGTTGGCAGTGTCCATGTTAGCTCCTTGGTTATGACACGGGTAATGATACATGGTCAGAGCCAGAAGTCAACAGGCAAAGAAAAAGCCCGCCGAAGCGGGCTCCCAATCAGGCCAGAAGGCTTGATTTTGTTAGGCTTTAGGACGAACCAGACGAACCGAACATGCCCAACGGATCCGACCAGCCGAAGCTATAACGCTCACGAGCCTTATAGCGAACGTTGCCCGTGTCAAAATCCCCGTCCATTGAATTTGCCAGGGGCATACGGACAAAGTGCTTCATACCGTTGGGTACGTCCGTGGTCAGGAACCACGCATTGCTGTCGGTCAAGAAGTGGTTGACCGTGTAGCCCTCGGGGATTGCACCCATCTGCTTCAACGCGTTGATGTCGTTGTCAGCAGTAGCCACACGCAGTTCCGTGTCAAGCAGACGCTTGGCTTGGAACATCAGGGCCGGGGGAACAATCAGCTTCTTGGGCTTGGCAGCAATCAGCAGGCCACGTTCGTCCGTCCAAGCAGCGATCTGAATAACGGCGGCTTCCAGGGAAGTCTCGTTCAGGTCAGCCTGCACAGCGGGCGTGTTGCTGTTGGTGCCACCGGACACCAGGGGGTGAGCGGAGGAGAACAGCGAAACGCCGTCACCACCAACATAGGCGCTGTTGAAGCCTTGGTTCAGCACAGCAGCAGCCTTCACCTGCTTGGTGTAGGACATAGCACGAGCCAGAGCCTTGGTATAACGAGCCGAGAGGCTGTCATACAGGTTGTCTTCAATCGCCTCTTCGGTGATCGAGAAACCCAGAGCAATGGTTTCGTGGTTGTAGCGGGTAGACCACGCTTCTTGGGCATTATCGTAAGAGATCGACTGGCCTTCAGGCTTGACCGGCGCTGCCGAGAAGCCAGAGAGCTTGGTTTCCTCTTCGAACGAACGCTCGGAAGTCTCCGTTTCGTAGATTTCCTTGTGTTCTTCGCCGTAGCGAGCGTACTCCATGCCGAACAGAGCGTTCAGACCCGGCAGGAGTTCTTTCAGTAGTTGGGCACGAGAAATTGCCATTTTGAATTACTCCTTAGACACCCGTGGTGTTGTTATAGCTGTGGAAGTTTCCGTTCCAAGCCACCAAAACTTCGGGGAAGCCCACAAAGGACAGCGCCGAGCCAGAAGCCAGAGTAACAGACGCGTTCAGGGTCAGCGTGGTGGTAGCCACGTTGATCACGGTTGCGTAGTTACCGGCCAGGGTACCAGTGCCAGTCGGGCAGACCAACTGCATGCCAGGACGCAGGCCCGACACAGCAGCAGTCAGCGTCACCGTGGCAGACGAGCCAGAGGTGCTGCCGGTGCCCGACAGGGTCACAACAGTCTCAGGCACAACGCCAACCATACGGAACGGCAGAGCCGAGGTCACGCGATCACCAGCACCAGCGGTGCCAGAACTCACAACAGCGCCCGACACGGAGAACGCCGAGTCACCAGTGGTGGTGCTGCCCGTCACGCCACCAGCGCCACCAACCTGATACAGGTTAGAGCCGACATAGTAGGGGTTCAGGAAGCCCACGGTGGTGCTGTTGTTCGCCAGCGACGTGCTTTGGGTCGTGACAACTGCTTTGAACAGCGCACGGGGATCGTCCACCACGATGGCGACGATGTCGTTTGCAGCCGTGTTAGCCGGATAGAACTGTTGGAACAGTTTCTGGCCGGTGGAAGGGCTGGTGTACGAGCAACCCAAGAAAATGCCGATGGTGCCAGCAATAGGCGTGGTCGGCGAAGACGCGGGTGTGTACGACGAACGCACAACGGTACCGTTAGAAATCTGAACTACGTCGCCGTAGAAGATATTCTGGCTGTACGCATTGGCAATGGGGATTTGACGAGTTGCTCCAGCATAGGGAAGTCCATCTAGTCGATTGATGGGCTTAAAACCGTACGGAGCGTCAACAGTGGGGTAAGCCATTTGTGACTCCAAAGATTAAGAACCGGAACCGAAAGTGACCTTGGACTTCTTCTCAGCGAAAAGAGGCATCCGAGGATCATTCTCACGCATGAAATTGTTGTCCACCGACTCGACCTGAGAACGGTTTTGGTTGGCGTAGTACTGACTGCGCTGCTCCATGAACTCGCTAGGGACGCGGCAAAGCAACAGACCGCCGATTTCAATGTTTCCTTTGAATCGGCCTTCCATAACGGCATGCATCATCATTTCAGGATAGTCCTCTGCTTTGCAGGGCTCATATCCTTCACGAAGCTTGGAGGAAATGTTGGCCGGATCGGCCTGTCCCATGATGCTGATACGGACCCAGCGATGCTTCCAACCCGGACGATCATCAGGGGTGGGCAGTGATTCGGGAGCACGCCAAGCGGTCGGGCGGGCCGACGCGATGCGTTTGTCCATTTCACGGCTAAGACGATTTTGTTCAGTCATGTTCATTCACTCCTTTGCTGTGCAGCCTTCTGTTTCGCATACAGTTCCAAAGGAACCCCAAGTCTCTTCGCAAGAGCCACCTCGGACGCCTTCAGTCTGACACGGTTAGATGGGGTACTGCGAGTGGCCGGGGCCACCACAACAGCAGGTTTTTTCGCACGGACAGCAGGTTTGGTATCGGTTTCGACTTGCGTTTCCACTTCAACCTGTGCTTTCGCTACCTTTCTTGCCGGTTTCGAAGTCTTCTTCAGAGGCGCTTCGTTTTCCTCGCTCCCGAAATAGCCGGGGAATTGTTTACGCATGGACTGGTCAATTACCTTGAAGTAATGGGCCGTTCCCAGGTAATCTTCACCATACATCCGCTTAAGGCGTCTGTCAAGCGCCATAGCGGTTTGAGTCATTTTTTCATCTTTGCCAAACCAATCTTTGTTGGAATCTACCCATTTCTGAGTACGTTCCTGCAACGCAGAAGTCTGGGGTTGAGCCGCTGCCGGAGGCTGATATTGGCGCTCTTCAGGCTCCTCAATTGGGCGCAAACGCTCGGCCTGTTCAGCTTCAATCGTCGCCTTGGCGATCTCTTTTTGCGCCGAAATGATGGCTTCGGTGTCGGCTGACTCGTAGGCTTTGCGGTATTTCTCTTCTGCGGCCAAAAGTTTGGCCTCAGCCGCAGTCTTGGACTGCTCGATAAACGCCTTGCTACCCGTGGCAAGCTGCTTCTGGAGACGCTGGTTCTCCTCGTACAACTGACGGGCGTAGGTTTCTGCGGCCTCACGCTCACGCAGAGCTTCTTCCTTGGCGCGACGCTCATCGTGGTATCCACGCGTGAACCGCTGAATACGCTGCTTCGCACTCTTGGAATACTGCTCCAACTCCTCGTCAGTCACCTCTTGCGGGGGACGTTTGGCGGCTTTTTTGCCACGATCCTCTTCAGGAGTATCGTCTTCAATCTCGATCTTCAGTTCCTCTGCATCGGCTTCAATTTCCGGTTTTTCGTCAGGAAACTTGAACTCATCTTCGATTTCCGGGGGCATGGTCACTCCTTATGCACGTGTAATACCACGGGGGTCTTCCACAACCGCCTCGACCGAATCATCGTTGATGATGCGGAATTCACGGCCATGAATCTTCAGGCGGGTGCCTGAATTGGGGCGGACGATGACGAAGTCACCTTCCTTGCACGACGGACCGCTG